TGATCCATGTGGGCAAGCACAAGGGCAAGAAGCTCGGAGCGCTGGTGGACGAGGATGACGCGGCGGTGAAGCTGCTGATGTCGAAGTGGCTGCCGCAAGCGAAGGCGGCGAAGAACCTGGAGGACGCCGGGCTGGTGTCCGCGCTCGACGAGCTGGCTGCGTTCGTCTCCGACGAGATCCCTTACTGAAACTCTCAGCAGTGAGGCGTCCCGCTTGGCCCGTCGGGATCACCTTTTCACTGCTAGGCCGGTCTGGATTCCAAATCCAGACCGGAGTTAACGGGCCGCCAATTTTCCAACCAATCCCACCCATGACCATCGCAGAAATCATCGCCGCCAAGAAGCGCTCAGCCGCGCCTGCCGCACCGCAGGCGCCGCAGGCAGACCCCGTGCTGGAAGCGGCCATCGACCGGATCGACCCGCCGAGCGTGGGAAAGCGGCGGGCGGGGCTGGTGCTGAGTGCATCGACCCCGCTGCCGGCGGCGGTGGTGGCGGAGAAGGCGCACCACGCGGAGCTGCGGAGCTTGTCGCAGCCACAGGGCGAGGCGCTACCAGTGCTGCCAGTGGCGGCAGACGCGGCGACGACCGCCTGGCACGCAGCGATCAACGCGTTCGAGAGCGAGCTTTGTCTGATGCGCGATCCGGTGGATTCGGAGCGGGGCTGGCTGGCGCTGCGGCTGGACGGCCAGGCGCAGCCGCTGCTGCTGAAGTCGTTCATGCTGTTCGACCACCCGCAGACGGTCCGCAGCCAGCCGTTCTGACGATCTCCGAACGACTCGCCGCCAACGCCCGCAAGCTGAGAGAGAAACCCTGCCCGCCCGAACATTGTGAAACCTGCTACCACCACGCCTGCCGCCTGCTGCTCAAGACCTGCTGCATCTGCAACGGCGGCGTGAGTCTATCCAAAACCAATTTTTTCCCACGAACATGACAAAAACAAAGACCACAATCCGCTACCACATCCAGGCATCACTCGGTGGTGGTGCATGGCACGACCTCGACCACTTGGTTTTCAAGTCTCAGAAGCAAGCCGAGCGGAAATACGACCGGATACTCCGGGACTGCTACCCGACATGGCGCGGACTTTCGATCTGTTGGAAGATCGTCAGGAGACAACTGACGGTGACAACGGACACCGAGATCGTCGTCTTTGCCACTCCGGCGCATGGCACGAAGCGGGTTCTGCTCGGCGAAATGTTCGTGCCGTCCTGGCTGCCGGAGCGCGAGAAGAAGCGGTTGAAAATGCGGCCAATACCGGGCGCACCGGAAGAATGGCAGCCGACCTCGCAACTACCGATTTCCTAACTAAACACCCCATGAGAACCTACTACGACCCCGAAGACGACACCTGTGAGAAATCCGACCGCCACGAGCGGCTGATGGACCTGGCCGACCACCTCCGCGACGAAGCGAAAGACCGCGAGATGGAAGAGTCTTATAACACTTTCCCGGCACCGAGTGGCGCCGCCGAAACCCTGCCCGTGGCAATGTTGCCGGCGGATGCTGACACTACACTCTGGGGAGTGGGAGTCGGTGACGCAGCGGGCGGGGAACCGATTCCCAAAAAGCCGCGGCACGAATACTCGCAGACGGCGCGGGCGCTGCTCACCCGCTGCTTCAACCAGATGAGCGGGCGGGAGATCAACGCCTGCCAGATCGCCACTGGCGACTTCGACACGACCGAGGTCTTCCGCGCTCACCTGATCGACTCGCTGGCTATCCAATTTTCCAAGGAAATCTCCGAACACATCAACCAACACAACCAATGATTACGAAAACACCAGACACAGAAACGACCGCTTTGATCCTCGCCGGCGACGGCTACCAACTGACCATCGCGCCGGAGGCGGAGGAGCGGAAGCAGATGCTGCTCGCCGCCGCCAGCGGCATCACCCGAGTGAGGACTAACGACGAGAGCGGCGACGCGCATTTCCAGTCCCGGCGGCTGGCGCGATTGGCCATCGAGGTGGAGAAATCGCGCAAGGCGGTGAAGGAGCCGGTGAACCGGATCGGCAAGTTGATCGACCAGGCGGCGAAGGAGTTCATCGCGGAGATCGAGGCCGAGCAGACGCGGATCAACGGGCTGATCGGCGACCACGCGACCGAGGTGGCGCGGATCAAGGCGATCGCGGAGGCGGAGGAGCGGCGGGCGTTCGAGTTCGCCAGGGCAGCGCGGGAGGCAGCGGAGGAGAGCGGGCGGATCTCAGACGTGGTGGCTTACAAGCAGGCCATCGCGGACAAGCTGGCGGCCAGCGACGAGGTGGCCAGCACGAAGGTGGCGGATGGCGTGCGGTTCGCGTGGGATTTCGACATCGAGAACATCGCGGATGTCTATCGGGCGGAGCCGATGTTCGTGTTCATGGAGATCAAGCGCGCACCGGTGCTGATGTGGCTCAAAGAGCTGGCGGCGGCAGATGAGGACGTGGTGGGCCGGGCCGCGCTGCTTGGGATCTTCGCATTCAAGAAGCCGGTGGTTTCGAGCCGGTGAAATCCCCCAAGACTTGTTCGACATCTTTTGAATTACTTACTATCATGAATAAATCAGATAATCACTGGGAAAATAATGTGTCCGAAGAAAAAAAACGCCGAATAGCTGCTACGCTGGGAACGGCTATTGATCGCCAACTGGAAATGGAATCAAAGCTAGCGGAATTGGGGAGAGAAAAACGGATTGATGAGGCCAAGCGCAAATGTGCTGAAAAACGGGCAAAGCGTGACGATCTTCAATCTCTGTCGAACGCAAAAAGCCCAGACGCGGGCGCAACTGAGATAAAATTATGAGCGGACTTAATGGCCTTGGGTGGCCAAACCCCGAAAACGAACCAAAACCAGAAACTATGAACACGCGCAGAACACTATTGAAAAACCTCGGCGCAGAACTTTGCCAAATGATGACCGAGGACTGGCGAAACGAAGACGAACGAAATATCCTCGGAATGGCCGGGCACTGGCTTAGAAAACTCGGCAACGACGATCAACTGGATCAAACAATACTCAGACTTGGCGAAACGCAAGAACGCATGATTGATGCGGAGAGGCAACGCGACAGGCTGGCTGAGGCTGTTAATGCAGCAACCGTCCTGATCGCCGCGAAAGGACGCCACAATACGATGCTGGCATACGAAGGACTGAGGAAAGCCCTCGCCACCTCCAACCAACCAAATCTATGAACGACACACCAGAAACAGACGCTGAAGTCAACGAGCTGAAAAGCGCGACAACCTACAATATGGTTTGGGCTGAATTTGCCCGCAAACTCGAACGCGAGAGGGACGAGGCTATTAAGGCGATCAAAAGCGCGAAGGCATACAAACGTGTGCTGAAAAACGAAAACGCTCGCTTACGCCGCATGCTGAATCTTCCGGAGAACGAATCAAGTCCATCCGTGGACGCCAAAGGAAAGCCAATGCCATGAAACCATGTCGAAACTGTGGAAGCATCGGGGCCAATATCGGCTGCGACACATGCGGAAAGCCACTCCGCGAAAGAAAAGCGTTAGGTCCATCGGATGCGACTGCTTGTTCGTCTTGCCCCGATGCGGCTGCGATCCCATGGCTGGAAGGAATCCGGGCAATGGTGAGAGATCGGCAATACGAGGTGACGCAGATGATGGATGATCTCGATCCGAAAAAATGCCCCATCGAAAACGAAGCATGGCAACGGGTGAAGCGCGAACTCGAACCCGTCGCGGATCTCTGCAACCGGATGATCTATCGAATCAGGCGGGGCGAATCCGGTCAGACGAACACGTTATTAGACCGACCATGACAAACTACCGAAAACAACGTGCCGAGCGCAAGCGGCTGAGAATGAGCGCGATGGGTAAAGCATCCCAGCGGGTGCAATCCTCTCGTCGCATGGAGCACATGGCCGAGCGGCTGCGCGAGATGGCGGAGAATGACGTTCAGAACCTGCCGAGGAAAGCCGGGGATGCGCTGGGCTGCCTCCAGTGGACGGATTTCGGGACGGGCAAGGTCCGGCGCTGGACGATCCGGATCGGCTCCAGGCGCGACCGGATCACGGTCGAGGCTCCCGGCGATGCCCCATCAAAAAGCCACGGCTGGACGTGGTTTCTCACTCAACTCCGCAAGCACTTGTCATGAGGGAATCCACCATCGAGCGCGCGGTCTGCGCCTATGCGAAAGCATGGGGCTGTCTGGTGATGAAACTGGCGGGGCCGAACCAGAAGGGGCAACCGGACCGGATGTTCCTGCGCGACGGCAAGGTGCTGTTCATCGAGTTCAAGTCGCCGGGCAAGCAGCCGACCCCGCTGCAACTCAAGTGGCTTCTGGACCTGCATTTGCACGGCGCGCACGTCGCGTGGTGCGATGACATCGGCAAGGGCAAGGAGATGATACAAACGATACTTTTGAAATGACCGAGCAACTCGAACTATTCACTGACGAATATCGCGATCCAGCGAATTTAGTGGCTCGTTATAGGAAGCTCCTCACCGAGTGGCCTGCTGAAATCATGAGTTGGAGGCACCATCGCGAAAGCAGTGGCTGGTCAATGGCGACAGGCGGATATAGCTTCGCCCGGAGCCTGTTCTATAATCGGAAAATCACGCGGCGGGAACTGCGCCGGTGGTGGAAATTTCACCAACGGGTCAAGCGGTGGGACAGGAGGACGGCATGATCGAGACCTTCACGGCATTCGACTACCAGCCTGCGATGGTGGACCACCTGCTCGACAACGACCGGGCCGCGCTGTTTGTCTCCCCTGGCAAGGGCAAGACGGTGGTGACGTTGACGGCGCTCGACCAGCTCGCTGTCTGCGGACAATTCAAGGCGGCGCTGATCGTGGCACCGCTGCGGGTGTGCTCGATCACCTGGCCGGCGCAGATCGCACGGTGGAGCCACACAAGCTGGATGCGGGTCGCCAACCTGCGGACGGCGGAGGGAATGCAGGCGTGGCTGGACGGCACCGCGGACATCTATCTGATCAACAGCGAACTGCTGCCGAACCGGCTGCCGCTGATGTTCCCGAAGCGGAAGTCATTCGTCTGCCCGGTGGACACGCTCGTCATTGACGAGCTATCACTGGCGAAGAACCACGCGAGCAAGCGGTTCAAGGCGCTGCACAAGCACTTGGCTGCGATCCCGCGGCGGTGGGGACTGACCGGCACGCCGATCCCGAACAACTACCTCGACCTGTTCATGCAGGTGAAGATGCTCGATGACGGAAAGCGGCTGGGGAAAACCTTCTCTGACTATAAGAGCGATTGGTTCTACCCGGCGGACTACATGGGCTACACTTTCAAGCTCCAGGCGGGGGCGAAGGAGGAGATCGACCGCCGACTGGCTGACCTCGCGCTGGTCATCGTGGGCGACGGGTCCGACCTGCCTGCCTCCTCGATCATCGACGTGGCGGTCACGTTGCCAGCGGACGCCCGCAAGCAATACCGGACGCTGGAAAAGGAGATGCTGGCAGACATCGCAGACGGCGAGGTGACGGCACCGTCGGCGGCGACGCTGTGCAATAAGCTGCTGCAACTCACCTCCGGCGCGGTCTATGACGAGGAGCGACGCGTGCTGCACGTCCACAATGCGAAGCTCGATGCCCTGCGCGACCTGCTCGCCAAGCACAAGGGCGAGCCGGTGCTGGTGCTGTGCGCGTTCAAGCATGAGTCGGCCCGCATCCTCACCGCCATCCCGCAGGCGGTCATGTTTGACGAGCACCACATGGACGAGTGGCAGCGCGGCGAGATACCAGTATGGGTGGCAGACCCGCGGTCGCTGTCGCACGGCATCGACGGGCTGCAAAAGTCCTGCCGGATCGCGGTGTGGACATCGCTCACCTACTCCCACGAGACCTACGTCCAAACCAACGCTCGCCTGATCCGCACCGGGCAGACGGCGGAAACGAGCATCTACCGGATCATCGCCCCTGGCACGATTGACGACGCGGTGGCCGAGGCGCTGCGCGACAAGAGCGACACCCAGAGCGGGATGCTCCACGCGGTCCGCGCCCTGCAACTGATGCGCGGGAAGAATCTCTCAGAACCAATTTTCACACCATGACTACACACCCAACTATGACACTAGACCCCACTCTCGACTGCTACAAGAACGCCAAGGCCACCGAGGGCGAAGGCATGATTAAGTTCTCGGATTTGATCCAGACGATCAAGTCACCCGAGTTTTTCCAACAGATCAGCGACATCCGCGATTGCCTGATCATCGGCGACGACAAGGAATACGACCGGCTCAAGAAGGAACTGGAGGCGGTGACGGTTTCCGGCGTCTCACAGGGGCCGCGCAAGAACACGGTCAGCGAGGAACGATTTACCCACAACGGCCTGATGCAAGTGGACATCGACGGCAAGGACAACGTCGGCTGGTCGATCAAGGCGCTAACGGACCATTTCAAGGCGACGCCGCAGTGCATCGGCTCGAACATTTCGCCAGGAGGCGACGGGGTGAAAGGCTACGTGCGGATCGACCCGGAGAACCACCGCGGATGCTTCGAGGTGGTGAGCAAGTCGTTCGCGGCCGCCGGCATCACGATTGACGAGAGCTGCAAGGATGAGGCGCGGCTGTGCTTTGTGTCCTACGATCCGGACGCATGGTGCGACCTGGACCGGGTGGAGGTTTTCACGGCCGACACGATCATCCCGGCGGCGAAGACGAAGCAGGGGCTGGTGATCAAGGGCGACGCGGACGCGGAACTAACGCTCCATGACCTGGACGCCATGCTGAAGGCAATCCCCCGGCAGTCCTACGCAGAGTGGGTGAAGACGTGCTCGGGTGCTTGGAACCATTTCGGGGAGGACGCCACCGCGATCATTGCCAAGCATTGGCCCGAAGAGTCACCCGGCGAATATGCTGAGAAGTTCAAAAATCGGGAGACACGCATCGGGATCGGGTCGGTGGTGATGGTGGCGAAGGAACACGGGTGGACGATGCCGAAGCGGATCACGGAGACGCGCAAGGCTGCGGCGAAGGTGGCGGCCGCGGTGCCGGCGGGCGGATCTACCAGCACGGCATTCCAGCCGGAGGACATTTTCTACGACCAGCCCGGCGGGAAATACATGATCCGGGTGGGCGCGAACTATCACGTCCACGCGAAGATCGGGCCGGTGAACACCGGGCTGACGCGATACATGGCGCCGAATTTCACGGACCCGAAGGACCTGGTGCGGGCGGTCAACGCGGCGATCAAGGGACGCGAGCTTGACGGCGGGATACAGTGGTCGGGGAGTATCGCGGGCCACGCGCAGGGGATGGCGGCGGACCACGAGGGCAAGCCGATTTTGATCTTGTCAGAGGCGCAGATTCCGACGCCCGCGGCTGGCGATTGCCCGTTGATTACGTCGATTCTTGAGCAGGTTTTTGAGAAGGAGGAGGCGCTGATCACGATCATGTCGTGGCTGGCAGGGCGGACGCTCGCTGTGCGCGAACACGTCCACATCCCATCCCCGATGCTGGTGATGGCCGGTGAGGTGAACAGCGGCAAGAGTTTGATGGCGTGGATCATTTCCGAACTGCTAGGCGGGCGCACGGCTAACCCCTACTCGTCATGGTCGGGAGGGATGCTGTGGAACGATGACTTGATTGGCTCGGAACTGCTGCTAGTGGATGACTGCACCGGCAACACGGACCCCCGCGCAAGGCGGTCGTTCGGCGCGGCATTCAAGGAGGCGATGTATCCGCACGCGGTGCAGCTCCGCAAACGGCACTCCAGCAGCATCTCGGTGCGGCCAGTGTGGGCGTGCGTGGTGTGCTGCAACGACACGCCGGAGTCGCTTCAGATCATCCCACCCATCGACGCCGATATGAGCGACAAGATTATCCTGCTGCATTGCACGGGGCTGAAACTTGACCACGACACCTCGACGCCCGATGGCAAGCGGGGGCTGCAAGCGGCGATCCGGATGGAGCTGCCAGCGTTCGCACAGCAACTCAGCGAGTGGGTGACGCCAGAGGATTTCAAGGACTCGCGCTCCGGGGTGCTGGCATGGCGCGACCCTGACCTGGTGGACTCGGTGGACGCGCACAGCCCGTCGCGGCGGATCGAGCAACTCATCGAGACGGCGATCACCCACATGGGTATCTGGCACGACCTGCCGCGGGAGTTGACCGCGATGGAGATCGAGAGCCGCCTGACCGATAACGGCAGCCCGGTGCGTGACCAGGCGAAGCAGATGTTTAACTGGCACGGGGCGTGCGGGAGTGCGCTGGCGAGGTTGGCAAAGAAGGGTGGGAAGATGGTTTCAGCGGGGAGTTTCGACACGCACCGGAAGATCAGTAGGTTTGTCATTAGTCCTTAAAAACCCCAAAACATGACCCCGCAGACCCCGCACGAAATGATTTTGCGGGGTCTAGCGGGGTCGAATGTCTACCTTTTAAGGAGTAAATTGATATATAAGAGGAACCCACCGAGGAATGCAGAAGTAAGACATACCCAAACAGACCCCGCAAGACCCCGCAAATCAAAACACCCCCCCACGGTGCTGACCGGAGGCTTGATCTCTCGAGACCTCCATGCTAAATCCGATGCTTATGCCTCCCAAGATCCAAACAATCCAACAAACATCCAAACGCTGGAAGGCCATCATGGCCTCGGGCGTCATCTCCATCCTGATCGGCTTTGGCTGGCTCATCATCGGTGCCGTCACCGGAAGCTCCGTCGTTCCTGGCTTCATCCTACTCATCCTCGGTCTCGCCGCCTACTTCGTGGCCCGCATCGGCGGTTGGTGGAATCACGGCTGAGCCCCTCGATCGTCACGGGTCCTTCCCAGCCTATGCTTCAAGTGGTCATCTGTCGCACGGCAAAACGCTAGCGATAGGGGTTTTGACGCTGACACACCTATCGTGAGCGCGAAACCAATGCCAGAGACAAAGAGAGCGAAGCCCGGTCCGAAGCCCGCCATCGAGCCGGAGGGCTACACGGTGGCCCGCTTCGCGCAGCTTGCAGGATTCGACCGGCACACCATCGGGGCGCGGATCGAGGAGATGAAAATCCAGCCGGTCGGCAAGACGGTGGCGCAGGCGGCGGCGCTCTACGCGATCCGGGATCTGGTCCGCGCGATTCTGGGCGGCGACATCGAGGCGGAGAAACTCCGCAAGACGCGCGAGGAGGCGGACAAGCTGGCGCTGGCCAATGCCCGCAGCCGCGGCGAGCTCGTCGAGATTGCCAGCGTGAAGAAGCTCGGCGAGAAGATCATGGTGGCGATCCGCAACCGGCTCCTCAACATGCCGCTCACTGACGAGGAAAAGGACCGCTGCCTCAAGGAGCTGCTGGACCTCGGTAAACTCGACTGGAGCCGCGAGGGATGAACGTCGCCCTGGCAGACATCGCCGAGCACCTGTTCGGCATCTTCCGGGCGCCGGCGCGGATGACAGTTTCCGAGTGGGCGAACAAGTTCCGCTATCTTTCGCAGGAGTCGTCGTCGAACCCCGGCAAGTATTCCTCCGACATGACGCCCTACGCCGTCGCGTGGATGGACTCGGTGAATGACCCGACCTCCTCCGGCACCATCCTGATGGTGGCCAGCCAACTCGGCAAGACCGAGGTGCTCAACAACGTCGTCGGCTACTTCATCGACATCGAGCCCGCGCCCATCCTGATGGTGCAGCCGACCATCGACCTGGCGGAAAGTTGGAGCAAGGAGCGGCTGGCACCGATGATCCGCGACACGCCAGCGCTGCATGGCCGAGTCGCCGACGCCCGCAGCCGGGACTCTGGCAACACCCTGCTGCACAAGACATTTCCCGGTGGCAACATCGCCATGGCCGGGGCCAACGCGCCCTCCGGTCTCGCGTCCCGCCCGCGGCGCGTCGTTCTGCTCGACGAGGAAGACCGCTTCCCGGCATCGGCTGGCAGCGAGGGCGACCCCGCGTCGCTGGCCATCCGGCGCACCGAGACGTTCTGGAATCCTGTTATTTTCGAGACCTCCACCCCGACCGTCAAGGGACTGTCGCGGATCGAGGCGCGCTTCGAGGAGAGCGACCAGCGGCGGCTCTGGTGCCCGTGCCCGAGCTGCGGCGAGTTTCAGACGTTGAAATGGGCGCAGGTCCGTTACGACAAGGAAGGCGACGGCAGCGACGCGCACTACCTGTGCGACCGTTGCGAGGAGGAGCTCGATGACGAGGACCGGCGGACGATGGTCCGCAAGGGCGAGTGGCGGGCCGAGTTCCCCGAGCGCACGCTGCGCGGTTTCCACCTCAACGGGCTGGCCTCGCTGTTCCGGCACAAGCGCGGCTTCGCCAACCGGCTGCACCAGATGGCGGCCGACCATCTATCCGCCAAGCGCAAGGGCAAGGAAGTGCTGCGGACTTGGGTGAACACGTTTCTGGCAGAGACCTGGGAGGAGGAGGGTGAGTCGGTGGCGTGGGAGCCGCTGATGCAGCGGCGGGAAAACTGGGGGGAGTTCCCGGCTGGCGGCTACGTCGTCACCGTGGGGGCGGACGTCCAGGGCGACCGCGTCGAGCTGGAGTTCGTGGCGTGGGGTGCCGACGAGGAAAGCTGGTCGGTGGATTACGTCGTGGTCATGGGAGATTTCAACCGGCCGGAAGTGCAGGCCGCCGTCGATGACCAACTCCAACGGAAATTCATTCACCCCTGCGGGATCGAGATGCGGGTGATGTGCGCCTTCATGGACTCCGGCCACAAGGCCAAGGCGGTCTATCAATTCACCAAGAAGCGCGAGCGGCTCAAGGTTTACGCCTGCAAGGGCCGCGGTGGTCCCGCGGTGCCGCTTATCTCCCGCCCCACCCGGCAGGGCACCGTCCGCGCCGCGCTCTTTTCCATCGGCACGGACACCGCCAAGGACCTCATCTACTCGCGGATCCAGAGCGCCGACCTCGGCCCCGGCTACATGCACTTCCCGTCAGACCGTGACGAGACCTGGTTCCGCCAGTTGACGAGCGAGACCAAAGTCACCCGCTACAAGGACGGCGTGCCGTTCTCGAAATTCGAGAACCCGAGCAAGGCGCGCAACGAAGCGCTCGACTGCCGGGTTTACGCCATGGCGGCGCTACAACTCCTCAATATCAACTGGCAGAAGCTCGCGCAGTCATACGCGCCGGCCGAGGAGAAAACAGCAGACGCCGCCGCCGCCACCGAGAAGAAGAAGCGCCCGCCGAGGAAATCGGGGGGGTGGGTCAACCAGTGGTGACCCCTTGAGATATTTACGCCCGCCCGCCCGGAGAAATCCTGGCGGGCTTTTTTGTGCCCGGTTTTTTGACAACCGCCGGACGGCGTGACGAACGAAGAACGCCTTGCCCAGACCCAAGCCATCATCGCCGCACTCACGGCGTCGATCCTCAAGCTGGCAGGCAAGACCAATCAGTCCGTCAGCTTCGGCGACCAGAACTACTCCCTCGCCGACATCGGCAAGCTCAAGAAGCTCCGCGATGAATTCCGCCAGGAAGAGCACGCGCTGGAAAGCTGCATCGCCGGTGGCACCCGCCGCCGCACCATCAAAATCGGTTTTCCATCATGCTGAACTCCATCCGCTCTATCTTCGCCAAGCCGGCCGCCAAGGCGTCGCGCTCATTCGCAGCCGCTGGATCTTCGCGTCTGACGCTGGACTGGGCCATCTCGCCGCTGTCGGCGGACGCCGCCATGCGCAACAGCCTCGGCCCGCTGCGTTCCCGCTCGCGTGACCTCGAGCGCAACAACGAATGGGTGCGCGGATTCCTGCGCACGCTCGAGAACAACGTCATCGGCGAGGCTGGCATCGCGCTCCAACTCCGCATCAAAGACCCCACCGGCAAGCTCGACGAGATCGCTAACGACAAGATCGAGACCGCCTGGTGGCAGTGGGGCCGCAAAGGTTCGTGCACCGTCTGCGGCAAGCACTCGTGGATCGACGTCCAGAAGCTCATTCTCCGCACCATCGCCCGTGATGGCGAGTGCCTCATCCGCAAGGTCGTCACCCGCCAAGGGATCAAGCTCCAGCTCATCGAGGCGGACATGCTCGACAACGACCTCCATCAGACGGCCGGAAACGGCAACCAGATCCGCTACGGCGTGGAGATGGACTCGGCCCGCACCGTCACCGCTTACTGGCTGCTAGGCCGCCACCCCGGCGACATGGATTTCCAGAGCCCCGCCCGCAAGCACATCCGGGTGCCCGCCGGGGAAATCTTCCACCTCCACCGCTCCGACCGCATCGACCAGACGCGCGGCCTGCCCTGGCTGGTCGCCTCGATGAAGGCGCTCAAGATGCTCGACGGCTACGCCGAGGCCGAGCTCGTCGCCGCTAGAACCGGCGCGGCCAAGATGGGATTCTTCACCCGCTCCACCCCGGACGGCTGGTCCGGCGAGGTGGATGCCGAGGGCAACCTGTCCATGGACGCGAGCCCCGGCACCATCGAGGAGCTGCCCGCCGGCATGGATTTCAAGGCGTGGGATTCCGACCACCCGAATGCGGGCTACGGCGATTTTGTGAAGTCGATGCTGCGCGGCGTGGCCACCTCGCTGGGCATTTCTTACAACACCCTCTCCAGTGATCTGGAAGGCGTGAATTATTCATCTATCCGCGCCGGCCTGCTCGAAGAACGCGAGGTCTGGAAAGGTCTCCAACGGTTTCTCATCGAGCATTTCTGTGAGCCGCTGTTCACCGACTGGCTGACGACCGAGCTCCAGATGGGCCGCCTCGGCCTGCCCGCCGAGAAGATCTGGAAATTCGACGTGCCCGAGTTCCAAGGCCGCCGCTGGGCGTGGGTGGATCCCAAGAAAGACATGGACGCCGCCATCCTCGCGGTGCGCTCCGGCCAGAAATCGCTGCGCCAAATCATCAGCGAAAACGGCGGCGACGTTTACGACACCTTCCGCTCGATCAAGGCCGACCAGGACCTCGCGCTGGAGATGGGCATCAACCTGCCAGAGCTGGTGGACCCGCCCAAGCCAGCCGCCCCAGTCATGACGATTGACACCGGCGAGTGATGCGTGACGCCGCCACTCATCGCCAGAAAAGCCGCCCTTCAGGGGGACGGTGTTTTCTACCGTTCCTTCGAGCTCGACCGCGCCGCGGCTAACAAAGACGCCCGCACCGTCGAGCTGTCCTTTTCCAGCGAGACGCCCGTCGAGCGCTACTTCGGCAGCGAGGTGCTCGACCACAGCCCCGCATCCGTCCGGCTAGACCGGCTCAACAGCGGCGCGCCGCTGCTCCTCAACCACGACACCGCCGACCAGATCGGCGTCGTGGAGACCGCCACCATCGACGCCAAGACCCGCAAGGGCCGGGCAGTCGTCCGCTTCTCCAAGAGCGGTGCCGGCGAGGAAATCTTCCAGGACGTCATGGACGGTATCCGCCGGTTGGTTTCGGTCGGCTACCTCATCCATCAGAAGGAAACCGATAGCAAATCCGGCGGCGTGGAAGTCGTCCGGGTGACCGATTGGGAGCCCTACGAAATCAGCCTGGTGAGCATCCCCGCCGACAACTCCGTGGGAGTCGGCCGGAGTGAGATCCATCCCGCTAACAACTCAAAAGAATCAACAATTATGTCCGATAACAACGCCGTCATTCCGGCCGCCGCCCCCGAGGCCGCCGCCGTCCGCTCCGCAGAAATCACCCCAGCCCCCGCCGCTCAGCTGCGCGTGGCTGACGATGTTTCCGTGGAAACCTCCCGCATCGACGCGATCCGCCTTCTTGGCACTCGCGCCGCGGCGGTCAACATCGAGCTCGGAGTCGAGCGCGCCATTGCAGACGGCACCTCCGCCGCCCTGCTCCAGGAGCGCTTCACCTCGGCGCTTGTCGCCCGCAACACTCCCTATGCGCCGCCAGCCGTCCAAGGCCCAAGCAAGAGCGAGCAACGCGATCTCCAACAGTTCTCGATGGCCCGTGGCATCCAGGCGCTGGCTTCCCGCCAGAACCTCAGCGGCATCGAAGCTGAGCTCCACCAGGAAGGCCGCCGCGAGGCGATCGGTGCAGGCATCGCCCTCCGCGGCGAGTTCAGCATCCCGACCGTGGCCCTCGGCTTCGGCAAGCGCGACCTGACCGCCGGCGTCGCCGCAGATGGAGGCAACACGATTGCCACCACCTTCGGCCCGTTCATCGACCTCCTCTACAAGAAGATGGTCCTGCGCGGTCTCGGTGCCCAGTTCCTCACGGGACTCACCGGCAACTTCGAACTCCCCAAGCTCCTGACCGGCACCGCTCCGGCCAAGCTCGCGGAGAACGCAGCCTCCGGCGAGAACAGCCCGACCACCGGAGTGATTCGCTTCACCCCGAAACGGGCTGGCGGATTCGTCGAGTATTCCAAGCAGCTCACCGCCCAGTCGGCCCTCGCATGGGAGCCGATCCTGCGCAATGACCTTGCCACGATGCTCGCCCTGCTCATGGAGTCGGGAGCCATCAACGGTGGCGGCACTAACGAGCCTACCGGCATCTTGAACACTGTCGGCATCGGCAGCGTCGCAGGCGGCACCAACGGTCTCGCCCTCACCCGCGCCAACGCCATCAAGCTCAAGACCGCAGTCGCAGTCGCTGATGCAGACATGGGATCGCTCGGCTTCCTCACCAACCCTTCCGTCCGCGGCAAGGCTCAGGAAACCGCCATCGACGCAGGATCCGG